ATGGATCAAAAATCCTTGCTAGTTCTACTAGTGCTAGTGCCGTGCGTGGCGGTAGTTATAACATTATATTTTTAGATGAGTTTGCATATGTTCCACAGAACGTTGCAGAACAATTTTTTAGTTCGGTATATCCAACAATAAGTTCGGGTAAGACAACTAAGGTGATGATTGTTTCTACACCACATGGTATGAATATGTTCTATAAGTTATGGGTAGATGCCGAAGAAGGTCGTAACACTTATATTCCTATTGAAGTTCATTGGAGTGAAGTTCCTGGCCGTGATGAGGAATGGAAAAAAGAAACCATAAAAAATACCTCAGAGGCTCAGTTTAATACAGAGTTTGAATGTCATTTCTTAGGGTCTATTGACACTCTAATTACACCAACTAAACTTAGAAATTTAACATACCGTACTCCTAAAACATCTAATGCAGGGCTAGATGTATATGATCCCCCTACAGAGGGTCATACCTATATGATGTGTGTTGATGTTTCAAGAGGGGTATCAAATGATTATTCAGCATTTATTGTTATGGATGTAACAAGTATTCCATACAAGCTTGCAGCAAAATATAGAGATAATCAAATAAAACCAATGATATTCCCATCTAAGATACATGAAGTTGCAAAGGCATATAACCAATCTTTTGTTCTTATTGAGGTTAATGATATTGGAGAATCTGTTGCTAACTCTATGCAGTTTGATCTGGAGTACGACAACCTAATGATGGCTTCTATGCGTGGGCGAGCGGGACAAGTCCTTGGAGCAGGGTTCTCAGGGGGCAGAGCTCAATTGGGGGTAAGAACGACTAAAGCTGTAAAACGTGTTGGATGTTCTAATCTAAAACAATTAATTGAGGATGATAAACTAATTATAGAAGATTTAGATATAATTAATGAATTATCAACATTCATTATTAAGGGTCAATCCTTTGAGGCAGATAGTGGTGCTAATGATGATTTAGTTGCATGTTTGTTTATATTTGCATGGGCAACAGATCAACAATATTTTAAAGAACTATCTGATTTAGACGTTAGGTCTACTATGGTAAAAGAACAGCAAGATATGTTAGAACAAGACATGGCTCCTTTTGGATTTATTATTGATGGATTAGAGGATGATAATATAGGAGAAATGGTAGATGAATATGGAACTAAATGGAGTCCTATAGTAAGAGACTATAAGAATAATTGGTAGATTGTAATCATATTTATTAAGATCATTAAACTTATAGATACTATGTGTGATTAAATAAACTCAATTAGATCGTTGTCTAATTTAATAAAACAGTTAGAGCAAACAACGGTAGATTTTTTAATTAAATCAAGAGGTTCTTTACGACTAACTTCATTCATCCCTTTACGTTTAGTTAATTTCCTTATTTGTTTATTATAAGGATAAAATTTAAGGCATACAGTTTCGCTTTCACCACAATGTTCGCAAAACTTTTCTGCTAGATATTTATTTAACCATACGATTCGTTGTCTATAATTTCTACGGGCAACTTTTTTTATAGTTTCTTTATATTTTTCATAATGAGTTTCCATAATATTATTTATAAGAATCAACACATATAAAAATGTCTTTTAGGAATTGTTTTTTTATAAATATTCGTAATGAAAGAATAACTCTAATTTTTATAGAGTAAAATCATCTTCAGACTAAGGAGTACGAATAATGGGTTTTTTAGTTTCGCCTGGTGTACATGTTAAAGAGATCGATCTTACAAATATCGTTCCTGCTATCCAAACTACTATAGGTGCGGTTGCAGGGCCATTTGAAAAAGGTCCAACTGGCAGTGTCACAAATATTAATTCTGAGGCAGAATTACTATCAATTTTTGGTAAACCAAATTCAAGTAACTTTGAATATTGGTTTACAGCTGCAAACTTTTTGCAGTATTCAAACGCACTAAGAGTTGTTCGTGCTGAATCTAGTATTTTAAATGCTGGATCAGAAATAGGACTTCTGATTAGAGATAATGATCATTATACAGGTTCGTTTAGAGATGGACAAGGGAGTATTGGACCTTGGGCAGCTAAAAGTGCTGGTGATTGGGGTAACTCACTTAAAGTTTCTATTTGTGCAACCTCAACAGCATATGAACAGAATATAACTGGTGCAAACCAAGTAAACGGTGAAGTTGCTCTAGGTGGAACCACAGTTACAGTTGATGATGTTGATCTTGCAAGTAATGTAATAAATGTTGGTGATATGGTTTCCTTCTTCACTGATAGTGGATTTGGTACATTTGCAACTGGTCATTCAGGCAAAGAATATGAAGTTACTGCTAGAGATACATCTGCTAATACTATTACTATTAGAGAAAAAGATAATCCAAATTCAACAGGATTAGTTGCTATTCTCGCAAATAATTCATACATTCGCCGCCGGTGGAAATTCTATGATTTATTTGATGCTGCTCCTGGCACATCTGATTGGTCAACTACAGAGGACAGAGGTACAGCCGATGAGATGCATATCGTTGTATATGATAGCACTGGTAAACTTTCTGGTTATGCTGAAGGTGTTGCTGGACAAAGAACTCTTGCTGTTCTTGAAATTTATCAAGCATTATCTAAAAATCCAAATGCTAAAAATGCTCAAGGTGGAACAAACTACTATGCAGAAATAATTTATATACAATCTCCTAACATTTATTGGATGGATCATCTTGGTTCTTCAACAAATTGGGGTGTTGATTTGGATGCTGGTAACAATGTTATTTTGAACGGAACCGATGCTAGTGGTTCTAACGAAGGTAGTGGTGTTATTGATGAAACAGATGGTGATAATATAATTTTAAATACAGATGCTGGTTCATATTCAGCTGTTGATACACCAACCTATGACGCTCTTACGGGTGGAACAGATGATTATGCTTTAACTCTTGGTGAAAAGAGAAATGCATATGACTTATTTGCAAATACAGAATTGTTAGATATAAACTTTATTCTTGGTGGTCCTTCTGTTACAGTTTCGGCAAGTTCATTCGGTGTAGCTGGTGATGAGTTTGATACTCATGGTACAATGATTACAGACCTTGCAGAACTTAGAAAAGATTGTGTTGCATTTCTTTCCCCTGCTCGTCAGTCGGTTGTAAACGTCCAGAATGAAAATATTCAAACTACAAATGTTAAAAACTCTTTTGATACCCTACCATCATCCTCTTATGTGGTATACGATAGTGGGTACAAATATATGTATGATAAGTATGCAGATGTATATCGTTATGTTCCATTGAATGGTGATATTGCTGGTCTTTGTGCAAATACAGACCGTGTTGCTGATCCTTGGTACTCGCCTGGTGGTTATAATCGTGGTAACATTCGTGGTGCAATCAAACTTGCATATAATCCACTACAAGCAAATAGAGATATTTTATATCGTGCTAGAATTAACCCAGTTGTTGACTTCCCAGGACAAGGTGTTATTTTGTTCGGTGACAAAACTGCACTTGCAAAACCAAGTGCGTTTGATAGAATAAATGTTAGACGTTTATTCTTAGTCTTAGAAAAAGCAATTGCTACTGCTGCTAAATATCAACTCTTTGAATTCAATGATGAGTTCACAAGAGCACAATTTAGAAACATGGTAGAGCCTTTCTTGAGAGATGTTCAAGGTCGGCGTGGTATTTTTGATTTTCAAGTGGTTTGTGATGGATCAAATAATACTGGTGAAGTAATTGATAGAAACGAATTTATTGCAGATTTGTATATCAAACCAGCACGATCAATCAATTTTATTACTCTTAACTTTGTTGCTGTTAGAACAGGTGTTGAGTTTAGTGAAGTTATTGGTAGGTTTTAAAAAGGAGTAATTAAAAATGGTTGGAACTATTGACCAATTTAGAGCAAACTTGATCGGTGGCGGTGCTAGAGCAAACCAATTCAAGGTGGAGATTACAAACCCGCCAGGAATTGCTGTAGGGTTGCCAGTTGAAAATGCTGCGTTTCTATGTAAGGGATCAAACTTACCTTCTATGGCGGTGGGTGAAATTCCTTTACCATTTAGGGGAAGAACAGTATATATTGCTGGTGACAGAGAATTTGCAGATGCTTGGACTACTACATTTCTTAATGATACAAACTTTGCAATTAGAAATGCAATGGAAAGGTGGCAGAACGGAATTAATGATCTTGTAACTGGAACAGGTTCAGTTGTATCATCTGATTATCAAGCTGATCTTAGAGTATCACAACTTGATAGAGATGACCAAGTTCTGAAAGTTTATCTTTTCAGAAATGCTTGGCCTCTTACAGTTTCACAAATTGATTTGGCAACAGATTCTACAAATGCTATTGAAGAGTTTGAAGTAACTTGGAGATATCAACATTTTGAATCATCTGAAGTTACGCCAGGTCTTGCGGCACTTGCTGGTTAAGTCAATTTATAAACCTACTAAATAAAGGAGTAGGGAGATATTATGGCAGAACTTTTTGGATTCTCAATAAATCGTAAGAAGGATAAGGGTAGTGGAGATGCTTTCACTACCCCTACTCCTGATGACGGTACAGTAGATATTGCAGGCGGCGGATTCTTCTCATCAGTTCTTGATACTGATGGAAGAGAAAAAACCGAGCTAGATTTAATTCGGCGTTATCGTGAAATTTCACAACAACCAGAATGCGATAGTGCGATTGAAGATATATGTAATGAAGCAATTTCATATGATCAATTTTCACAATCTGTGGCACTTCAGTTAGATAGGTTGCCCCATTCAGATAAAATTAAAAGACTTATTAGAAAAGAATTTGATAAAATATTATCTCTCTTAGAATTTGATGATAAGGGACATGATATTTTTAGGCGTTGGTATGTAGATGGTAGAATTTTTTATCATAAAGTTATTGATAAGAAAAATCCAAAACAGGGAATTGTTGCACTAAGATATATTGATCCTACAAAAATTAAAAAAGTTAGGGAAGTTCAGAAAGATAAAGACCCCAAAACTAACGTTGATATGGTCAAAAAAATTGATGAATATTACGTTTATAATGAAAAAGGTTTGTATGCCAGTGGATATGGTGGAACAAATCAAGGAATTAAAATTGCATCTGATGCGATTGCATATTGCCCTTCTGGTGTAATTGATCAAAATGGTGGTAAAGTTTTATCATATTTAAATAAAGCTATTAAACCTGTAAATCAATTGCGTATGATTGAAGATTCACTTGTTATCTATCGGATTTCAAGAGCTCCAGAACGTAGAATTTTTTATATTGATGTTGGTAATTTACCAAAAGTTAAGGCAGAACAATATCTCAAAGATGTTATGAATCGTTATCGTAACAAATTAGTATATGATGCATCTACTGGAGAAATCCGTGATGACCGAAATCATATGTCAATGTTAGAAGATTTTTGGTTGCCCCGGCGTGAAGGTGGTAGAGGTACAGAGATCACAACTTTACCAGGCGGGTCTAATCTTGGTGAGATTGATGACATAACATATTTCCAACGTAAACTTTACCAATCATTAAACGTTCCTATCTCAAGATTAGAAGCAGAAAATAGTTTTAGTCTTGGTAGAACCACAGAGATTACAAGAGATGAATTAAAATTTACGAAGTTCATACAGAAACTTAGAAAGAAATATACTAAATTATTCACTGATATTCTTAAAACACAACTCTTATTAAAGGGTATTATATCTTTGGATGATTGGGATATTATGAAAGAACACATTCAATATGACTTCTTGAAAGATGGGCATTTCTCAGAGCTTAAAGCAGCAGAATTATTGAATGATCGTATCCAGACATTAGATAGTATTCAATCTTATATTGGAACATTCTTTAGTAAAGAATATGTTCTAAAGCATGTATTGCGTATGAATGATTCGGAAGTTCAAGAAATGCGTGATCAGATTGCTAGGGAACTTGAAACTGATCCAATGGATGGTGGAATTGATTTACCAGATGATGGTGATGGTATCACAAGATATCCACAAGATGGCTCTGGTGGTGTTATTGCACCAGAACAGATGCCAGATTATGAAGACCCAGAAAAAGATAGTAAACCAAATGGAGATAAATAATGAATAGAGACTTTGTAGATAGTGTTGCAACTGGAGATAATTTAAAAGCTGAAGCAGATTTTTCAACTGAGCTTTCATCAAGAATTGGTGTTGCATTAGAAACCAGAAGAAAAGATATTGCTAAAACTTTTGTAAACTCTATGAGTGCAGAGATAAAATCTAATGAAACGGATTGAGGAAGTATATAAATCTACTGTAGTAGAGAAGGACGAGCATCGTAAGTCTAAGGAGTATAAAAAATTACCTCCAAAGATGAAAGATGCTGTAGATAGTATATTTACAGTAATGGATGCTAAACCTTCAGATTTCCTAAATAGTTTTGAAAAGACAATAAAAGATGTCTCAAAGAAACATAAAGTTACTGAAAAAGAACTTTTGAATTATTTTGAGAAAGAAATGTTATCAATTTAAGGAGTTAAATAATGTCATTTGTAACAACAACCTTGAGGGATACCGTAGTAAATGCGCCCGCAGCTGGTGGCATAGTAACTGTCAAAGCAACTTTTGCTAGTGATACCGCAACTAATCTTATATTAGATGCACATTCACTTGATGGGTTTGTCAATGGTTGTAAGTTAGACTTGTTG